CTCCAAATGAAGACTGATAAAGTAATCTATCTGAACACTGGTCGTATGCTCCCTTTCTATGTTGGTGTAGCATTCACTGAGAAGGCATTCAAGAAGGAAACTAAACGCTTAGGCGTTACAACAGATCCTTGGCTTGGGGGATCTGACTTTGCCCGTATCCATACCTTCGAGAAGGGCTCTGACCTTAACTTCCTTATCTGTATGTCTGAGAAAATGGCTAAGACCCGTACCCTGTCGGGAGTCATGGCATTGGCTGTTCATGAGGTTATGCATCTATGGCAAGCCTTGAAGGATCATATAGGTGAGACTCATCCAGGGAGTGAGCTTGAAGCATACATTATTCAGCACATTGTTGGATGTCTGTTCTATGAGATCCTTCAGCTCAGAGGTATTCCTGATAGCATTGATGAGATACCTTCAGTGGAGACTCCTCCGGTGTTATCGTCCATAACTCTTGGGTGAACCCTGTAAATTAAAGAATAAGCTCTTAAGCTATCGCTCTTCGAGTAAACTTCTTTGTTTAAGTTCTTTCAATAGAGCTAAGCAAAGGGGAAATGTTTGTATCGTGTATAATTTAAAGAATAAAAACAAAATGACTCTTACGGGCGGTAATATTATCGTGATTGAAGAAAGCTTCTCTGAAGCCAGCCTTTAATTTGTTTCTTAAATTATACACGATGCATCCAAGCTCCTTTGTGTATCAAATTCGTGGCACTCTTACCGGGTGTCCTTTAATGCTATTCCTTCCTCGAACCATGTGCTGAGAACTGTGCGAGTTTCCTTGTGCCGCATGGGGGTGCTTTTTGGTAAGCCCTTGAAGGGGTTCAATTTTTCGGGAGATTATAAAAATGAATCAAGTGCTCGTATCGCTTGATAAGCAGCCTCGTCCAGTGGGTGGACATCCTGTAGGAACCAAAATTGTAAGAGCTGGCTCTCATGATGCTGCAAGGCGTCTGCAACAAATGAACTTTGATCCTCTTGAGAAACTCGTCAAGCAATACCAGAAGATTAGTGGTGATCTGATATGGATGGAGAGCCTCAGAAACGATCCTGTAACAACTAAGTTAGGATTTGTGCACAGATACTCTAAAGAGGCACACATCCAACTTTTGACATTGCAACAAAAGCTTCTGAATGATCTTATGCGATACGGCTATGCGCGTGTCCCCGAGACTGTCATCGCCGAACCTCCTGAATTGCCTGGCATTACAATCAACCTTACGCCAAGCACCAAGGAGATTACAGATGAGTGATACTGTGTATATCCTTGCAAAATACTTTCGTATTGCCGAAGAGGTAGCTTCACAGCAAGGCTTGAAACAAACTCAGTGGCAATATGTGAGTAACACTGAAAGGTTTTATGGGCTTCGTTGTCCTATCGTTTGGAAGGTAGGAGACTGGTGGGAACATCCTTGTTACCACGGCATGCATCAGCGGTTAGCTCTTGTACAGGCACGAATGTTTATCGTCCATGATGGCAAGATAGCCCCTCAGACAGAGTATTGATATGGATATCACCTTGCATTCAGCCCAATCAGAGGTCTTCTCAGCACTCTTTGTGGAGAAGGCCGCGAGACATGTTGTCGTTGTTGCCTCTCGAGGTTGGGGTAAAAGCTATTTCGCAGCGACTTCCGCTACACAAGCTGTATTCGAGCTCCTTGCCTTGCATGGAAGCGTTCCTAATAAGAATGTGTACATCGTTGCCCCCACGTATTCTCAGGTAACTGATATTTATCATCCCATGCTTGCATACCAACTTGGATTAGATCAATATGCAACGCGACACTCGAAGGACTTGGGTATCTTCTGGTTCCCTAATGATGTGACCTTGAAGCTTGTGTCATTCGAGGCCATCGAACGAATTCGCGGAACAGGTGCTTACTTCGTTGTGAATGATGAACCTTCCTCGTGTACAAAGGGAATTGGCTTCAAGGATGCATGGCAGAGTATTATACAGCCGTGTATCGCAACTCGATGGAGTAAGAAGAGGGCTGCACATTATGGTGCAGTAAGCCCTGGTAGATCGTTGACGATTGGAACCCCGAAAGGTTTCAACTTTCTGTATGACATGTTTCACTATCAAGAGGTAGATGATGAATGGAGGTCGTATCACTTCGACTACAAGACATCGCCGTATCTGGATGATGAAGAAATCGAGCGGATCAAACACACAGTCGATCCTCTCCAGTTCAATCGTGAATACAAAGCAACCTTTGAAGACTCCGGAAACAATGTCTTCTATTGCTTCGACAGAAAAGCCCACGTAACAAAGGATATCGCGCCCCTCTATCCTCCCGAAGGAAATGACAAGGGTGAAGATGTTCACATTGCAATCGACTTTAATGTCGGTCTACAATGCTCTTCGGCATGGGCTATTCGCGGAAATCAACTGCATTGTATTGATGAGTTCAAAGGGCATCCTGACACGGAGACCCTTGCGAAAGTTCTTGCGGCTAAGTACAAGGGGCATCGTATCTACGCATACCCTGACCCAAGCGGGAGAGCACGTAAGACAAGTGCTGCAGTTGGTGTAACAGATTTTACCATATTACAGTCTCATGGAATCCAATGTTTGGCTCGGACGAAAGCCCCCCCAATCGTTGATAGCGTTGCTGCGGTCAATAAAAAACTAAAAAATGCAGCAGGCGAGATTGATGTTTTCATCAGCCCGTCCTGTCCAGGCGTCATCCAGTCTCTTGAGAGAACTTCTTGGTGTGATAACAACTCAGACCTTGCAGTAATCGATAAGACGGAAGGCGTCGAGCACTTCTCGGATGGCATTCGCTATCTCTTTGAGTACAAGTATCCTATCCTGGCGGGTTCTAAGCCTGTTGCCAAGGGATTTGGATTCTAATGGAAACGTCCCTATGCCCCCTAATCCAACTATTGCAATCGCAGCTGAAGCTGCAAAATCACAAGATCCAATCTTCATCGGCCTCGCCTTCGTTCTTGGGGTGGTTATCCTTCTTGTGGCAATAGGCAAGCCGATGATGAGCCTTGTGCGAGAGTACAAGAAGACAGGCGCGGAGGGTGCCAAATCCTCCGCCGAAACATCTCTTTTTGATACCTTGCAACATCAGATCAGATTCAATTCTGAGGCTATTGAGAAGCTTGTCTCCGAGCGAAACACCCTATTTGAACGTTGTATGGGTCTCGAGCGAGAGATAGACCGACTGAAGGTCTTTGAAGAGTCTGTTACTGCAATGAAACTCCGACTTGATGAAAAGGATCGTATCATTGAGGTTCGTGAGCAGGAAATCAGAAGCCTGACACGAAGTATCCTTGAGATGAAAGACAGGATACATGCCCTTGAGATACGAAATGTTAAGTCTGAACAACAACAGTGTCTGACTTGCCCTTACCGAGAACTCTTCGATGAGAAGATCAAGAATGCACTTCCTGAGGAGGATCAAACATGATGCAAATACTGTCGGCACTCTTTGGATTTGCCGCCCCATTCCTTCCTGAACTCTTTAAGTATCTCCAAAGAAAACAGGACGCAAAACATGAGATTGATATACTCAGTCTTCAGATGCAGAAGAGCGCAGCTGAAGCAGCATGGAGGCTTGAAGAGATTAGCGCTCAGGCGGATGTTGCAGAAGCCACGGCATTGCACATGCCACAGCAATCCTTCGGCATTCAGATTCTTGATGCCGGAACTAAGTGGACTTCAAAAGGCTGGATCCTTCCTGTATTCTACTTGTTCGCCATTCTCGATTTCGTTGCAGGGATGGTACGGCCAGGGATTACTTACGCTGCCTTTGGCTTCTACGCCTTCGTGAAGTATTCACAAATCGAACTTGCGATGGCAACTGCAGGTTCTCTTACAATGGCTGCCCTTCAGGTCTGGGGTGATGCTGACCAAGCTATCGTTGTGATGGTTCTCTCCTATTGGTTCGGCCATCGTGCTGCCAAGGCTGCTTTCGGAGGCTCTGCTTCAACAACCACGCGAGGCAGCTAAATGCGACTCGATTATAGCCTTTCAAGCACTTCAGACCCTGAGAGCGCTGTTCTTGAGATCGCCTCCAGAATGGCGCGTCCATTCGAAAGACTGTTCTTACGTCCATATCATGATCCTGTAGGATTTCCCACGGTCGGATATGGACATTTGCTCTCAAGACAAGCTTGGGCTAAGCTGGATCAGTGGCAATCAGTCACTCAAGAGGAGGCTGAAGTGCTTCTTCGAAATGACATGCGAAAGGCTTATCGTGCCGTTCGTAAGCTGATTACTGTTCAGTTAACTGTTAATCAAGCTGCTGCCTTAACGGACTTCACGTTCAATCTCGGCGGCGGTGCATTGCAACGTAGTACATTACGACGTATGATCAACAGGGGTGACTTTGCGGATGCTGCCCTTGAGTTCGTTAAGTGGAACAAAGCAATGTCACGAGGTCGTCTAATTGTGCTTCGTGGTCTGACCCGACGCCGCTGTGCTGAACGCGACCTCTTCAATCTTTAATTAGGACTCTCATGAATCTCCCCAACAAACCCAAAGCAGTTGAGGCACCGAAGGATGAAATACAAGAAGTACTTCCAGTTGAGACACTTCCTGTTGTCCCTGAAGTTGCTCCCGAAGCTCCCACACTTGCTTCAGTTCCTGAGCAAAAGAAGTTCGAGGGCGTAGACTTGAACCCTTCAAATTGGGAAATCACCAATACGAAACCTGGGCATATCCGTGCTCACAATTTGGTATCGAAGGCCGTCTTTGAAGGTGAGACCAAGGCCTTCTGTGCTCTTCTGAAAGGCTAATCATGGCTACAAACGCTGTCCAACTACAGAAGACAGTTGCGGATCCAAATGCAGCATATGAAAGCATGAAACCTCTTTGGCAACGCAATCGCGCCGTATGTAATGGGGAGCGTTTTGTGAAGGAAATGGATAGCGCACTGGACGTTCACTTGTTCGGTAATATGCTTATTCCGTTTTCGCCTTCGATGTCAATACAACAGTACGCTTTCTACAAGGCTGAAGCAGAACTCCCTGGAATCGTTTCGCAGTACGCCAAGATGGTTATTGGCGCATTGCTCCGGAAGAAGCCTCAGCTGACGCTGCCTAAGGATGCTCCTGCGGATGCTAAAGACTGGATTCTCTCTGAATTCGGCGAAGATGACTCTTCGCTTTCGGCGTTCCTTGACAAAGCTCTCTGGGAAGAACTCCAAACAAGTCGCTGCTGGGTTCAAGTAGATTATCCTAAGACGCCTCCCGACTTGACTCGTGCCGAGTTACTTGAGTTCAAGCCTTACCCAATTATCCATAATGCCGATGCAATTGTAAATTGGGTAGTTGCTAAGGATGCCTCAACAGGAACTCAGCAGCTTACTCGTGTTATTATACGTGGCTACGAAGAATCATTCGAGCAGAACGAGTTCCATGCTAACTTGATCGATGTTGTATTTGTTCACGAGCTTGTTGAGGGAAAATACCAGATTCGTAAATTCGTTGCAAAGGCTCCTGAGACTGTTGTTGCGACCGTCAATGGTGTGAAGCAAACGAACTACAGCAACGTAAGCCCTGTATTTGAATGCACTGAGACGGTTACCGAGATTCTCATCGATGGCGAACGACTGACATTCATTCCAATTTGGCCTCTGAATGGCTCCATCGAAATCATCGAGCCAGTTCTCACCCCATTGGTCGACAAGGAAGTCAGTCTCTACAACAAGCTGAGTCGTCGCAACCATCTATTATATGGCGCTGCAACATACACCCCCGTTATTTCCTCGAACATGTCTGATGAGCAGTTCAGTGACATCGTGAATAGCGGGCTTGGCACATGGCTGCATCTGCAACAAGGCGACACGGCAACTGTTCTGGAGACTCCGACGGCAGCCCTTCAGGATATGGACAGGGCGATCGCTGCAGGCATGGAAGAAATGGCTAAATTGGGCGTCCGTATGATGACACCTGAGACAGCTCAGTCAGGCGTCGCATTGGAACTTCGAAATGCTTCTCAGACTGCCCAGCTCGGAACACTGAATACGAAGGTGAGCAATCAACTCGCAGATATCATTGCGTTTATGTTGAATTGGCGTTATGGCACGAAGTACACAGCAAGCGACATTCAATTCAGTATGTCAGCTGACTTTAACCCTGCCCCGCTTGGGGATATGTGGCTGCGGCTGATTACCGAGTGGTATCAATCCGGTCTTATCCCACGCTCTATTTGGCTTCAGATCTTGAAGTCGAACGATATTGTGCCTCCTGAGTATGACGACGAGGAAGGCCAGACGGAAATTACACAGGATGAGTCTGTGATCACACCTGTAGATCAAATGAATTTTGACTTCAAAAGACAAATGATGGAGTTCAGGAAGACACAAGCATCCCTGGAGTCTGAAACCTAACTAGGATTTGTTAAATGACAACCAATGCGAATACCACGATTTACGATAGCTCCGTAGATCGAGCAGCAATGATACGGTTGTACGAACAAAGTGCCGCCGGAAAAGTTATGGCTGTAATCGATGGACACGAAGTGCGTATTGCAGAGCTAATTGCAATGAACAAGGCTAAGATGACGCCTGCTCTTCGTGAACTCATCGACAAGGAATTGAAGGCCACCTTCGTTGAAATGCACAGTGTCTCTTCCAGGTCTCTTCTTGATCTGGCAAGGGATCAAATCAGTTACATGTATCAGAGCATTGACAATACGATTGGAAAAGTATGGCGTACAGCTAGACCCTCGAATCGCATTGCTGAAGAGATCGTGCTGCAAAGGCCTCTTCACAAAGACACGACGCTTAGCTCCGGATGGAGAGGCATTTCAGTTGCTGAAAAGCTTCGTATCGAGCAAGAAATCCGTCGTGGCATTTCCCTTGGGCATGACGAGAAACAGATTGCCCTCAATATTCGTAAGAGCAATGTGTTCAAGATCACACGCACACAATCCCTTGGCTTGGCCCGTACAGCAATGACTTCAGTCTATGCCCAGGCAGACCAAGAGGTTTACAAGGCTAACGAAAAGGCTTTGCGTGGATGGCAGTACATTGCAGTATTAGATTCAAGAACAACTCCTATTTGTGCTCACAGGGATGGCACCATCTACCCAATCGGGGATTACGCTCATCTTCCTCCGGCGCATTGGCATTGCAGATCAACAACAATCCCCGTCGTAAAGAGTTATGATGACCTTGGGAAGCTTGAGGGAGTCGCTCAGATTCGCAAGCGTAATCTTGCAGGACTGAATGCAAAGCAGATCGCCTTCTATGACGGCCAAACTCCTCTCAAGGAAACCTATAGTGAATGGCTAATGCGTCAGGGTGCCGATGTTCAACTTAAGCACCTCGGTGACACAACAAAGCTAGACCTGTTCAGGTCAGGTCAGTTGTCCATTGGCAAGTTCATGGTGGAGGATCGTTCGATTGGTATCCAAGGCCTGAAGGCCATGACTGATCCTGCGATGGGCGTTGCAGGTGACACTCGCAAGTTTGCTCTTGCAAAAGAACGCCTGGACACCCTTAAGCTTGGCGCTGCACGTCCTGATGAAATCATCGGAAGCAAAGAACTCCAGAAAGCTTTGAAGGAGTACTATCTTCTTCAGGCAGGCGAACTTGACGGCATGCTCTCGACGACGAACTATCGTGGTGCTCTCTTGCATACCAAGAAAGCAACTCGTCGAAATGTTATGATGTCGCCTCCCACAGAAGCAAACCTGAAATTCAATCCTTTGACGAATCGTTACGATGATGCACGGATGTATCAACCAAACCCTGCTGCACTATCGAACAATCTTCGTCTTGTGAACGAGTCAGTTGTCCTGAAAGACGTCGATAAGGAGTTCATCACTAAATTTATTGGTGACATGGAAAACAGCATGAGTGTCAATGAGCGTGCTGTTATTACTGATAACCTCCGAATCACATTCACAAGATTCCGCGAGAATCGTGAGCCTTGGACAAACCTTAAGGCTGTCCTGAATAGCCAAATGAAGTTCGATGTGATGAACACTTCGGATTTCATTGAGACACAGATTCGCAGGGACGCTGACCTGTTCAGTAAGCTAAAGCAGATGGAATTCATCGATCCTGTGCTTGGTCCCCAAGAGCTACAATCATTGCATGACTCCTTTATTGATAACATCCAGGCAATGCGTAAGTGGGAATACAGCGTCGCTCCAAAAATTGCAAGACGTCTGCGGAATGTATTGGACAGGAAGATCCCTCCCAAGCTCTGGGTAAGACTCGAAGACAAGGACTTGGAATCATTCTACTTGAAGTTCGCTAAGCGGCTTTCGATGGCAGATACTCCTGACAGAGACCAACTGGCCGTATCCCTCGGACGTGATCTTTACAACGCAGCAGGTTATCGCGGCAGTCGTAACCAATGGTATGATCTTGGGGTGAAACTCCTGGATGACGCCAAAGATAAGAACTTCTACACCCTGGAGACGTATGGTGTTCAGAAACGACGAATGAAGAGCCGAAATGGCAATCGTTATTTCGGCCCATACTATGATACATTCAGTGTTAACGTCAGAGTAATTGACCCTGACATCCTTGAGTATGCTAAACTGACACGTAAGGTTGATGTAGGTTTTCGTATTGGGGTAACAACACCTGAGAATCGCTTGCACATTCGTGAAGGATATAAGACTTACTTCGACTACAAGGAACGTGATACTGGCATCCCTCTGACATCCGTCGAATCCTTTAGTACTTTTCCTGTCGACATGATTGATGCTGACATGGCGAAGGCTCTTAATTGGACAGCTACAAGTGAGTTCAAGATTGATAACGACTTCCATGACTTCATCGAGAAATTTCTTAACTTTCGTGACGACAAAGGTAAGGCTGGCTTCTATGACGGCCTTAATGAGTATAAGAAATACCTTGTGTCTCGTGGTGATGCCTATGAACGCCTGAAATCAATGAAGTGGCTAAGAGACAATGAGAAGGCCTTTAGCAATCATCCTTTCCTTGACCATCGCGGACGTATCTATGAGCGTGGATTTATCGGCCCTCAGTCGGGCGAAACATTCAGACCGTTCCTGAATACCGCACAGGCAAAGAACTTTAGTGTTGATGAGTTCTATAATCTTCAGGATCAAGTAGGAAGCTTCATCGGCGGTTTGTCTGACAGACTTGAGGGAAACTTCAATTCGTTGACTGTAACAGGAAGACAGAAGATCGCTGAGAAGTGGCGTGCTGAGATGGTCAAGATTGGCAATCACATGCGTCGTGGCAAGCCTGCCGACATCAGAGCCATATTGGAGTCGCCTTTTGTTGCTGAGATCGACGGTGAGGAACAGGGAAAGATGTTCCGCTTGGCACTTGAACTTGCTAAGATCGACGAATATGTTGGCGGTGACTATTCGCTTGCCAGCCTCAGTAAATTAAAGAACTACAAGATCAGCGTTGCATTGGAGCAGGACGCATCGTCCTCTGGTGCACAGATCATTGCATTGACAACGAAGAACAAGCAGCTTGCAGCACTGTCAAATGTTGTCCCCACTAATCAAAAGCGTAGACTCTACGATGAGATTGCGTCATCAACATATAGTGATCCTCGTTTCAAGGAATTGAACAAGAAGTTGGGGTTATCTGAAAAAGACCTTCGTAAGGCTGCCAAAGCGCAAAACATGGTAACATTCTACGGCGCTGGTGAGCGAACCGGAATTCTCAATGTTGAAGGGAAGCTTGCAAAGATACTTGGGAAGGACTCGGGACGGTTAATTATCAAAGCCGTCGAGCGTGACACAGTGTTGAACGAGATTAGCGCACGAATGGCGCGCTATGAAAAGTTTGACAGGGACACATACCTAGAACTCAAGGCTTTGCGTCAAGATGTGAAGGACGTGTTTAACAAAGGGCTTGCTCCCGGTGATGACATGATGGAACAGCTCTACTTCCTTGACCCAAAAACGAGGGACTTGGTTGAGAAGATCTCACGGAGTTACGAGAGCATCGTCACCCCTGACGACTTTCAACAGATCGCTCAAATTATGAGTGAATACCTACGTGAGCAGGTCCCTATTCTTAAAGACTTTACAAAGTTCTTTGGCAGGCTTGCTGAAGACTTTGCCACCACAGCGAAACCATCTGCAAGTGCACTCGATTGGAAATCAATAGCGAAGCGTTCAGTCTTTGGACCAAGGAAGTCAGGCGCAAAGCTTGATCCTTGGCTTAGTGAACTTCTCGGAATAAACCCTGATGAGGCATTGAGCGAGAAATTCTTGAAACGATTTCCATGGTATAAGCCGAAGAGTACTCTCTCCGACTTTATATATGGGATGCAAGAGGAGAAGTTCCGAAGGACAGGGCTTACTCTTGCTGAAGAAGATTTCTTTTATCCGAACAAGCTTCCAAAGGACTGGACTCAGATTCCTTGGGTTAACTTTGATGGGAAGATTGTCGAGCAGAGGTTTACTCAGACCTTTGAGGAACGCCTTCGTTATCGTGACAGGGATGGAAAGTGGATTACTAACATTATTCAAGTGAAACAGAAGACCGATCCTACGTGGTGGGAGGAATTCATTGGTAGTGAAAACAAGATTAACGACATTGTTGATTCTCAGAAAGCAAGAACAGCCTACGCCGTAAATGGCAATCACTCTAACGATGCCACACTTGTGAAGCGGTTCCATTTATGGGGCAAAGATAACGATGTCGCAACGGCAACAATACATGACGCTTTCTTCACGAATGCAGCTGATCTGCTTAAGGCAAAGGCTGGTTTGAGAGAAAGCTACGCAAGTGCAGTTACAAAGAATACTATTCGTGCAACCCTTGACGAGATGCGTGCCCGTGGCCTGTCCAGAGAGTTGTACGATCAGTATTTGAACGAAGCCATTGAAATCGGACTAATCCCTGTAGTGGGACGGTCACGAATTGGCGGCAAACTGCTTACGAAAGACGATATACTCACCGCTGCGGACATTCTGGAGAGCATCCCAGATAGTTACAAACTAGATCGTAGTTGGTACGGTATCGGTTAGCTGAGTTGTACTCACCCTTAATTAATGAGGCCGTGCCTCGGAGAAATCATGACGACAGACGCAATTTTGAACCCCGACGAAGAAAAGAAAGTTACGACACCTGTAGTAGAACTGACAGGGGACGAACTGATCGCTAAGTTGGTGGCAGATGGTATTGAACTTCAACTCAAGGACATCAAAGGCAAACTGGATAACGCATTCAAAGCACGTGATGAAGCTTTTGCCAAGGCTGCGGCCATGGAACAGCAAATCAAAGCAGATGAAGTGAAGAGACTTCAGGCTGAAGGTAAGCACAAGGAAGTCTTGGAGATTCAACTTGCAGAAGAACGTGCGAAGCGGGAAGCTACTGAAAAGCGAAACACGGAACTCAGCCGTGACATAGCTGTGCGCTCAGCACTCAATGGACTCCCCTTCAGAAACGAGCGAGCAACTGAACTTGCGTACAAAGAGATCATCGCTGGTCTTGTACAACGCGAGGATGGAGTGTGGACTCATAGTTCTGGTGTAAGTATCCAAACATTTGTCGAGGAGTTTGCGAAGGATGAAGAGCAATCTTTCCTATTCAAGACCAAGTCAAATTCCGGTGGCGGTTCTCGATCGAGTGATCTCGGTGGTGGAGCTCCTGCTAAACCCAAATCTCTCTTCAACATGTCGCAGGCAGACGTCCTGAAACTGGCTGCTGAAGGGAAACTCCCTAATCAGAGGAAATAAACGTGACTGTTATTACCAATCTTCCCGGTGCTACCAACTACGCACTGCAAAGCGCCATCAGCGCATACTCCGACGAAGCCTACACCAATGCCAAGAAGCTGTCCGGTACGGGTATCGTTGGCAGCAACCCCGATATCAATGTCGACACCGAGACCTTCATCGGTCAGGTTCGTTGGCACAAACCGCTGAACCCGACTATCAACGTCGCTTCGCTTACCAGTGCAACGAATGGTACTGCGACGACCACCAGCTCGGACTTCTATACGTACATCAAGACCGTTCGCACGCATGGCGCTTCTAAGGTGAACATGCAGCAACTGGTCACCGGCGAGGATGGCCTAGCCAAGGTTGGTCGTGACTTTGCCGAAACTCGCGCTCAGGACGAGCACAATGCTCTGCTGGCTGTTCTTCGTGGTGTTGCATTATCGGAAATGCTCAATGGCGCTGCTGCTGCTTCTGGCGTAACTGGCACTGGCGGTCAAACCTTTACCAACGACCCCAAAGACAAGGCTTTCGGCTTCTACGTCGACTTGGGTTCCGCTCTCCCGGTCGTTGCTGCTTCCTCCTCTGCTCAAGGTGCTGCTCGTGCCGAGGGCTTCCTGACTGCTATCGGCAAGGCATGGAAGGATTACGAGCCTGAGTATGCCTATCTGGTCGTTTCTCCGGAAGTCATGGCTTCTCTGCGCTCGGCCAACCTCGTCGATCAAGACCCTGTTTCCGAAGGTAACATCAACTTCAGTACCATCTTTGGTGGTAAGTTCCGTCTGATTCAGACTCGTGCATCGCAGGGCTTCACCTCGACCGAGCTGACCAAGATCAATACTGGCGCTGGTGTCGATATCACCGGCACGAAGACCTCTTTCGTGGTTCTTCCTGGTGCCATCGCAATGGAACAACTTCTGGTTCCGGAACCAGTCGAAATGTATCGTGATGCTCGCGCCTACAACGGTGGTGGCTCTACGGACATCTGGTATCGTTGGGGTTACGTCGCTCATCCGGCTGGTTACAACTGGGTTGGTGCGACCACGGCATTCCCGGCTGATGCTGCCTTCTATGGTTGCGTCGAAGGTAGCACGCCTGTTGCTCTGGCCGATGTCACGTCCGGCACTATGGCCTCTACCACTGGTAGCTGGGTACGTAAGGCTGACTCTGCACTCGGCCTCGGCATCCTTCCGATCTTCCACGGCTAATTTGGAGTCTCACTCATGGCCTTAGTAAAAGATACTAATTCCTATGTTACCCTTGCAGAAGCTGACGCCTATTTTGCGGACAGACTTGATGTTGCAGCTTGGACATCAGGGCCGGAAGCCCAAAAGGAACAAGCGCTTGTAACGGCTACAAGTATACTGGATGATCTCCGGTGGACAGGAATTGCACTGAGTGAGACACAACCGCTTGCCTTTCCTCGCTCAGGCAGCTATTTTGACCCGCGTGTAGGTAACAACGTAGTTCTTGGTGACACTGTCCCGACGCGGGTTATTAAAGCCACGTATGAGCTGGCGTATCATCTGCTCAATAATGATGGTCTTGAGGACGATACCGGATCGGCTTCCTCAATTAGCGTTGGTTCTATTACGATCAACGGGATCAAGCCTGCATCGAAGCTCTCTGCGTCTGTAAAGCGCCTAGTGACACCTCTGCTGTATAACAGCGGTTCCAATTCATGGTGGAGGGCTAACTGATGTCGAACAAAGCCCTTGTTAAAAAACAGGTACTGAAAGCTTTCGAGCGGATGGGCGATTTAAAGGTCGCTGTAGTCTTTACTAAGTTACAACCTTCTGGTTTCGACTTCGGTACTGGCTTGCCAATTGCCGTTCCTGCACCTTCAACTGTCACTACGGGAATTATCTTGGAAAAGAAGAGTCCTCCTGTAGACGGTATCGTTAAGGTGAAACAAACGCTCATCGTAGTTGCGGAGGGGCTTGAAGACCTTTCGCAATACGATGAAGTCCTAATTGATGGCGTAGTGTGGAGTATAAAACCACCTATCGTGAATAATGGCTACACCATCGAACTTATCGTCTCGAGGAAAACGTGATGGGGAAATATGCGCGGGTAGATAGCGACATCTTTTCCATCTTTAACTCGGCGGCGTGGAAGGCCGAGAGTGTGCCTACGTTTCCATCTAACTTTAATGGAACCGTGGTTGGGAATGAGTACATCCGTCTGAGTGTAATTCACGGAGGCAACGCAATAAACAAGCTGTCCTCTACGGGGATGCTGAATATAGAGATATTTATACCTGCAGGTGGTGGCCCAATTCGTGCTTCCGCGATTGCAGATGCGCTCGATGGTCTTCTTCAAGAAAAGAGCTGTGCAGTAGGTTCGGCAGTTACGCAGTTCGACAGAAGCAATCTCACTCAACTTGGTCGAGACCCAGAAACACCATCGTTGTATAGATTTCTTTATACAATACCATTCAAACACTTTGGAGTATTTTAACACATGGCTCACATTACATCTATTGGCGCAAGCGTCTATTCTGACCTTTCCGTCGCCACTCCGGGAACTGATCTTACCACTGCTGCCCTGGCTGCATTGGACACTGCAGCCGAATTCCAGGCGTTGTTTGCCACGGAGATCGACACTGTCGGCGGCACGGAAGGAACCAACACATTCACTCGCATCAAGAACGTTCGTGAATTTCCATCAATGGGCATTGCGCCTAACGTCGTGAACGTCCCTGTGTATGGCCAGAAGTCCTCTCAGCAGATTCAGGGTCAGTCCGACTCCCCGAACATGGAATTGACTATCAACTTCGTGGCCGCTGACTGGGCGAAGGAAGCTGGCAATATCCTGGGTAATATGGTGGGTGATGGCAAGCAGTACGTCTTCCGTTTTACCCTGATGAACGCAGAGTCCACCGGCATCGGCGCTACCAAGTTTGCCTCCACGTCGGCAGGCATTGGTACCGTCGCGAACAGCCAATACTATTGGGTTGGTAAGATCGACGCGCTTCAGGTCAACCCCCAACTGACCGATGCAACTACGGCCAAGATCACCATCACGATCCAGTCGCAGTTCTTCGGCGCTTACACCATCTAATCAACGGAGGGAGTTATGCCCTAGCTAGCGTAACTTAAATAACCGATAGCTGTTTATGTATGCGGTGTCCCTAATTCAGAGGAATATATGACTCAGATTGATAAGCCTTTTAGTATTGGGTACGTTCTTCGTACTACTGCTAAAAATATGCGGAAATGTTTGGATATCAGTATCCGTAAGACGTTCGAGCGTATTCAGGAGTTTGAACCAGACTCCCAAAAAGCGCGAGAAGTGTTCGCCACTCTCGCAAACCTGCATAAGATGCGCCAACAGCTGGATGATTTCCAATCTGCAAACAAAGAAAGTTTCAAGGACTGAAAATGACAAACAAATTCGCTCAAATCAAGGCTTCGAAGAAGATCAAGTTTATGACTGTCGAAGTCGAAATCTCCAAACTGTCGGTTGCGCGAGTGCTTGAAATTCAGGCGCAGGCGAAGGAAATCGAGAACTCCAAGGAAGAGTCTGATAACCTGAAGCTGTTGCTTCTGGTCATTCGTGCGGGAGCCTCAGAAATGGCCGACCTTTCCGACGAAGAGTTGTTTGACTTGCCGATGGATGATCTGTCAAACTTGTCGAACGAAATCATGAAGTACTCTGGCCTGGGAAAGTAGAGTTAACAGAGGAAGAAATGGAGATCTACGAAATAGCGTACAATCTCCGAATTCCTCTGTATGTGTTACTGAACGAAATGCCGTATGATGAGTTGAGGGGTTGGAATTTATTCTTTCTGCAGCGTCCGATTGGATGGCGGGAAGATAACCGAACCGCGCTCAATATGATGGCTTTCGCAGGTGATGCAATCAAGCCGGAAAATATCTTTCCATCGCTGGCAACCATGAAGAAACAGCACGAAGACAGAAGCACGAAACGCGTCGGTCTGGCCGGTTCTAAAATGTTGCAGATGATGTTACAAGCGAAGGGCGGAGAAAGGTTGGAACTAACATGATTAAGTTGGGGCTCGTTGGAGTGGCTCGTACCTTTGCAGAACTGAAAGAGAAGGTCGAGGAAGAAGGCATTACCAAAATTGGTGCTAAGTGCGCAGAGATGATGCAAGAACTGAAAGACAGCACTCCTGTTGACACTGGCAACGCCCGTGACTCTTGGACACTCTTCAAGACACGGAATGTGCGTATGCCGTTCGTTGTCGGAAATACAACAACGTATATTCAATATCTGAACGCTGGATCCTCCAAGCAGGCTCCCTCCTTTTTCGTTGATAAAATTGCGCTGCGATATGGCAACCCCGTAGGGATGGTAGTTACTGTTAAAGAAGACCCAGCGGCCTGAAAAGGTCTCTGGGTTAAATTTTGAAAGGGTTGATATGGCAATAGAAGTACAAATAGTCTCCAATTCTGGCGCAGCGCAGAAAGACATGGAGAACCTGAGAGCATCTGTTGACAAGATAAGCACGACTGTCAATAGCGCTACACAGCAATTTAAGAATATGGCGGTAGCTATCGGAGCTACCCTGGTCTCGTTTCAGACTGCCAAGTTGCTCGCTGAAACGACAGACCAGCTTACACGCATGGCTACTCGAATGAAGCTTGTGACTGCTACACAAGAAGAGTATAACACTGCCTTAGGTAACACTCGAAAAATCGCAATGAACACGCGTCAGAGCCTCGAAAGTGTCGTGAACCTATACGCCAAGCTAGCCATGAGCAGCTCTCAATTGGGAGTTACTCAGCGACAAATCGCTACGGTTACGCAGAGCGTCTCGAAAGCGATGACCGTTTCCGGCGCATCAACATCAGAGGCCACGTCCGCAATTATGCAGCTAGGGCAGGCGTTAGGTTCGGGGCGACTGCAGGGAGACGAACTTAGGTCTATTACGGAGAATGCCTATTACCTGGCAAACCAGATAGCCAAGGGGCTGGGCATGTCTGTAGGACAAATGCGGTTGTTAGGCGCAGAGGGCAAACTCACATCGAAAACCGTCTTCGCTGCAATTCTTAAGCAATCTGCCGAGATTAACGAAAACTTCGACAAAGTCGGATTAACATTTGCTGCGGCGGCCACGAACCTTAAAACAGCGTTTGTGTATCTATTCGACACAATTGTCCACGGTAAGGGCAATACGTCTAACAACAGCGTAGCAACACTGCTGAATGACATGGCAATCGCAGTGTATAATTTTGCAGAAACGATGGACGCAAAACTGTTGAAGGCACGAATGACCTTTTGGTCGTTCATTGCGGACATTCGTGAGGGGCTGAAAGGCCTTTCTATAACGACAGGCAGTACGTTGTCCACTATAGTGGACAACTTAATCAAAGGGAGCGTAGCTTCAGCAACTGCCGGGTTCGGCACGCTTGGAGGGATCATTAGAGAGGCGCTCGGAGGATTGACCTCAGGATCCTTGACGTTAGACATACGAAGTATAAAGCTTGCGGATTTCCTTCCAAGACTCGATGCCATGGCGGTTCTTGTGAAGAGGTGGGCGGTAGTTGTGGAGCGTGCATTCTTCTGGGTGTACGATCGTGTGATTGGTCACTCTTGGATACCTGATTTAGTAGAAGGTGTGATATCGTGGATGAAAAAGCTAGGCGGCGCACCTCTTGAGTCTGTCAAGAGTTTCGCGGGAGCAGTCTCTGACGTATTTAGCGAACTCTTCAAAAAGCTGGCAAATGTCCCGTTCATTAAGAACATGATCGATAGCATCAAAACACTTAAGAAGCAACTCGAGGAATCATCATTCGTACGCAATCTTAAGCAAGCATTCGGAATTGCGGAGACAGTACCGGGCACTTATTCGGACAGAACAAGCGAGTCCGGATCGAAAGCATACGGTTTAAAGAAAGACGGCGCTAATGTTGGGCGTGGTCCTTGGAGGTTCTATGGAGCAGCAGATAGGCCTTTACTCCACGACACCACTAACGCGTTTAAGTCAGAAAACAAAATACCCTATATTGCGACGCTTACGACAGCACTGATTGCCGGCTTCGTTACTTTGTTTTCCACTGGAAGCGTCGTAACAGCTGTTGCTGCAACGTTCGGAGCAGGTATCTTTACAGGGATGAGTGGTGCACTCAGCAGTCTTCTCCCTACCTTCATTTTCATCGGTTCTGCGATTGCAACCGCGTTTTCTTCCAACCCTGTTGTTAAGATACTTGCGGCACTTGCCACCACAGGGTTCGGCTTGAAAGTGGGTACGTTGGTCGACGATAAGGAGATCGGCAAAACGACCGAAGGAATTGTTGCGACATTTGTAAAAGGTGTTGACTTAGCGGTGGCCGCACTATTCGGGTCTGGGATATTTGGTGAGAGAGGCTTCGGTGGAACATTAACACTCATCGCTAAGCTTTCGCTCATGTTCGCTGCGGGCAGAGCCTTTCTGGGCGGTGTGGCTATGACTGTCCTCAAAGGACCCTCTTCAATTGTAGATACGTTACAACAGGACGCAGAACGTCGCATGTTGGACAGAAGAGTAACGAGGGATACTGCGGCAATTGATGGCTTACCACAAGCACTATTGAGACGCCAAGCGGACGCAATGCAACGCATAGCAGCTGCCGAAACACGCCTCGCCGCCTCCACTGATAAGAATGGAAATCGACTCGGACAGAGTGGACTCGCGAATCTTCAGGCAGCAATGACAAACGGAGCACGAGATTTCAAGACCGCATTGTCCTCTCTCTCTTCCAGCGCCAGAACCGCTGCCGTTCAGCTGGCTACCACGAATCGTTCATTGACCACTGTGCGAGGAGCGATGGACGCTCTTCCCAGAACCGATGCAGCTGCCAGAGCGAACATCGCAACAATGGCTGCTCAATCTGCCGCATTGAGAGAACGAATCAATGCAACAAAGGAATCCGCCAAAGGGGCTGTTCTCAATACCGCAATGGGTGTTGGTGCGATATTTGGCGGACTTGGGGGCTACAACTTAGGCGGCGTCATTGCTAAGCAAATGGAGCTTGCGGAGGGTTGGCCAACGATCGGTGCCAAGATGATGGGCGGCTTGCTTGGGCAGGGTCTTGGTGCTGGTATTGGTGCTGCGATTGGTCATAGTTTTCTGGCGGTAGTTGGCGTACTTGGCACTTTGATTGCCTCTCCTTTGTTTTTAGTAGTCGCCGGTATTGGTCTGGCAATCGCAGCCGCGCTGAACTGGGATAAAGTGAAGCCAGTGGTAGAGCAAGCCGTAAGTTTCCTCATTAATACGTTCATTCCTGCGTTCATATCAGCGTGCGACGGATTCATCAAGGCCTTCAGGGACGTCACGAAAATTGACACTTGGCTCGATAAGGTCACAAAACCGATAGCGGCAGCTTATGTTGCCCTGAAGAACGGTACCACTGTACGCCCCCCAGAGACTCCGGAAGCGAGAGCCAGTAGATTAGCCGAGCTACCTCTTGCAGAGCGTACAATAGAAGTAGGCGCGGGGAATCTTGGCGCAATTCGTGGCATTGTACTTGACATCGGAGAAGCTGTCGCGACGGCCTTGAGTGGTACTGCTAACGCTGCGGAGAGCGCCGCGCATGGTCTAAAGACCTTGTCAGACCCAAAGACGTTAATTCCGTTAGCAAACGGGGCTATTGCGCAGATTAAAGAATTCGCAGAGCCAACGACCGTGCCCGACATGTCGGCGATAATGAGTAACGGCGATGTGATTACTGCTACTGTGACAAAAAGTGTCGAACAAAAGGAAACCTCGTTCGTGGACAGAGTGTTAGATAAACATAACGACCTCATGAGCTGGTTGCAAAAGCAGGCAGTGTCCGCCGGGCAAAACGTAAGCCACGCAATTACGGGAGACACCCCGAACGTCACAAACGTAGGCGATATCGGAAGAGCGGCTACTGCAAAGATTGCCGATGTAGCAGCTAACGCGAATGCTTCAATTGCAAAGACAAGCGCCGATGCGAAGGAGGTGTTCACTTCCTTTTCTACCAAGGTTATAACCGAAGGTGGCAAGCGTGTCTCAGTAGCTACTACGGCTTCCGAGCAGAATTTCCTAAAGCTAGTTGCAGCGATTCGTACCGTAGAGTCCGGGACAGTCAGGGGTGATCGTGACAACGTAGCTGGACCGAAGATTCGTGACAAGGATGGAAACGTCAAGCAGTACAAAGGGCGGGATGCCCAAGCAATGGGTTCAATGCAAATCATTGAACGCACATTCGATGGTGTTATTGCAAATCACCCTGACATGCAGAATATCGGACTTAGCTTCGAAAAAGAGGCCGACAGAGTTGCTGTTTCGATCCGTCTATTGCAAGATCTAATGGTGAAATGGAAGGGCGACATCCAGAAAGTGGCTGCTGAGTATAATGGAGGTCCCGGCGCAATAACCGCTAGCGGAGAACTACATCAGACTTGGGGGTTCGGAGAAGGCGCGAGCAAGGCCTTCACCAAGGATTACGCAGCAAAAGTTTCAGAGCTTGTGAATGGCACTGAGGATGAGCTCGTCGAGCTAGCAAAACAACTTCCTTCCGCCGGAGGGATGGTTAGTGGTATCGCTTCTATTTCCTCTAAGATAAAAACCGGCATTTCCGCATCGGTTCGTAAAACCGGAGAGTTCCAAGAAGGTCTTGTGGAGATGTTGCGCCCGCTGATTGACGTATTCGGAAAGCTCGCCGGAAAGACTGATGAACAGATCGAGAAGTGGATCATTGCTGCGAAGGAAGTGAATACCGTGAAAGGTTTTGCCGAGCTCCTTGGCATCATGTCAAAAGAGGGTCCATCTACGACCGCCATAAAGGAAGCGTTCAAGAAACGAATTGAGCGTACGACGTCTGAGATTGCTGCTCTCGATATGATAAACGAGCAGTTTCGGGGGATTGATGCCAAGGAACTCTCTGCTGAAGCTTACCGCAAACTTACCGTAGCGCAGAAGGACGAAATAGTCGACTATATCACAAGCATGGAGACTTACTTCGCGCAAGCTGGCAATGGTGTGACCTATCTTGATGAGAAGCTCCGAGCGCTAGGAGTTGAGCTTCAAGGCAAGCTCCGAAAGATCGCTAAAGACTCAGCGATACCTGCGAAGTTGAAGAACCCTCCCATATTCGGAGAACCCTCTGAGTATGCGCAAAAGGCAGGAGCGGAAGCCGCTACGAGGTTTACTGATGAAGTGTCCACAGGGTTCGCAAAGTGGATGAAAGGACAGGAAACGTTCAAGGGAACGGTAGAAGCGTTGATCGATAGCTTTACCTCCTCAGTAATCGACGGGTTCGCCAAGTCATTAACAAAGGGACTGTTTGGTGAGAAGGGGATTTTCGAGGGGCTGCTTGTAGGAAACTCCAACTTCGGTGAGAGTATTGGAAAATATGTCCGCAGCTTTTTCGTAACGACTAAGCAAAACGAGGGCAGCGACATCGCCTCGCCGAAACTTTCGGGCCAAAGTGTCTTAGGCATAAACGTCGCCAAACTATTGGGTGAGGAAAAGACCAACTCCACGCAACGCACAATATCTTCCTCTGGGAATAGTGTATGGGATGCAAAGCTTAACGAAGGACTCAGCAGCACGTTCGATAAGTTCAACACCCAGGCAAGTCTATCATTCGGAGGCATCAACGCAGGTATCGACAGTATCGGTGCGAAGACTACCGAGACACTTACGGAAAGCACCGGATTCTTCAGTGGAGAAATGGGACGAGCTATTAAGTCTATTAGTGAAGGCCTCGGCGGGATCTTCAGCGGAATTCTGAATCTTTTCAAAGACATTTGGTCACGTCTCAGTGGGAGCACTGGCAGTTCCGGCGGTGCTTCAGGCGGTTTTCTTAGCAGCGCATGGAGCGGAATTTCCACCTTGTTCAGTGGAGCCTCCTCGTGGCTATCCGCAATCTTCGCTGCAGAGGGTGGACCAATATATGGTCCAGGGACTGGAACCTCCGACTCGATACCCGCGATGTTATCCAACGGTGAGTTTGTAGTTCGCGCGTCTCGCGCTTCACAATTCAGGCCTCTCCTGCATGCGATAAACTCAGGGAGTATTTCTGCTTTCGCTACGGGCGGTGATGTTGGGGCTATTGCATCAATGCCGACCTCAATGTTCTCGGGAAGCGGGAGGCCGGGAAAATCCACGCAAGTGTTTAACATAAACGTAACAGGCGATATCAGTCGTCAAACAAGAACTGAGATTCAGAAGATGATCCCGACTATTGCTGTGGGAGTGAACTCCCACAACCATGAGACAGGGACGTCCAGACGTTAATCTTGTGCGCCTCACATCACGCTCGAAATGAGCAAGAGGCTCCCTCTTTCGGAGTACTTATGCCACTTTACGGTATCTTAAAAAGCAGCACAAACACTGGGCTTGATAGTGAATTGGCATGTGTGTTCGCAGCACCAATCACGATCGACAGCAATCAGCCTGCCTTCACGTCAGACACGATGACACTCCGTCGTATCTCCGCATCCCAAAATGTACAGCGTTGGGAGCTAGACGCAACAATCAAGCTGTCCGACGATCCTACCGATTTATTTATAAATAACTTGAACTCAGGAAAAGCCAAGGTGTTCCCTGTTAGAATGCCGCAGCTGTACCGCGCAGGGCGGGAGATGCCCAAGGGGCTTACATTCACAACCGCTGAGACGCATTCGGTAGGGACCGAATACATAAACCTGAGCGGGGCGTTTCGAACGTTCATGCTGGCGGAATTCATACGATTCAAGAACCATAACAAAATCTATGCCGTCACAGAGGTTACGGCTACCGGAATCAAAATCTTCCCGCAGCTAACAGAGTATACGGATGCTGGAACCGTCTTGGAGTACGGTGGCAATGTGACAATGACGGCCAAGTATGACAACAACGTAGTGTTAGGAATTAAATACGAAGATGGTATTTTGGCAAGTCCCGGCACATATAGAATAATCGAGGCTTTTTAAATGAGATACTTCAGCCCTGCAGTTCTCAGCATGATCGCTGAGGCTAACCTCCAGTGCTTCTATCTGGTGGAGATGAACCTGAGAGGGACAATTCTTCGCCATGTAAATCTTCCGTACGACGTGACAATCGGAACTTCCACGTTCACAGCCGATAACACTCTAATAGGGATAGATGCGCCTAAGCTTTCAAAGACAGTTGACAGAGAAGCATACAAACTCACGTATTCAGACCCTACGTTTGCTTTCAAACCGCTATTCGCACTCGGTGTCGTAGGTTCATCTGTCTCAGTCTACGTGGGCTTCTTTAACACGACGAAAGAGGCCATAGGGACTGTCGCGCCAGGCCACCCCCTGTTGGCGGAGGAAGATATTGTGCTGGCCTACAAGGGGATAGTGGACTCGCACGGGTATGTGATCTCCGAAGATGAGGATGTTGTTGTCGTGATTGAGTGTTCCTCGCCGATGGCAGACCTCGATCTAAAGAGAACATTAATAACTTCTAAAGACGCCATGCGCGGGCTGTCGCCTACCGACTCCTCCTTCGATCAGGTGTACGAAGGCTCAAAAGGGATTGACTTGTTGTGGGGGAAAGCGTAATGTGGTTTCAACTTTTTCTGTTGGCTGTCAGCGTATGTATGCAACAGCAGACTGCAAAGAAACAGAAAGAACGACTGGCGCAGATGCAGAGAGAATCGGACGCCGCAGCAGATGCAGCAAAAGGTTTTCAAATGGTGGCAGAAGGGCAAGCGTCGCCTTTGTATATCCCTTACGGAAGAAATCTCGCAGGAGGCGTCCGCGTCTATCACAACACCGCTAACAGTTTTTCGTATCAGAATCCTGCTTCTGGCGGTGTCTCCTTCGGAACAATGGGTTCTGGCGCTGGCAGCAAACACGAGTATCTTTTCATACAACAGGCGCTTTGCTATGCTGGTTTGAACAGGGTTCTCGGAGTGCTTATCAACGGAACCTCCATCTCCGATGAAAAATATGCGGGGTGGTGTAGATTCAACGTATATCCTTCTGGAAATACAGTGGACCCCTTAATCGCAGGGATGGATGCTACGCGAGTTTCGGCGAGCTTCACTAACACTGCCTTCGCAACTGCGGTGTTAAGACTCAATCGGGACACTCCGCAATTTTCCGGAGCACCTGAGTGTACCTTTCTTGTAGAGGGCATGCGCGTCCGTGGGATTCAAGAGATACCTGACGGAGACACCTACACCTACAGCTTAACAGACGCAGCGTATTCAAATAACCCCGCATTGTGCCTTCTTGACTACTTGATGAACCCGGTGTACGGCAGAGGACTCACGGTTGACAGTATTGATCTGGAGTCGTTCTACCATGCGATGCTGCTGTGTGATACTGTCGTCGGCACTGAGATGGTGAAGGAGGGTGCGTATTGGGAAGCGATCACTGAGAGTCGTACCATAAGGCGCTTCGAATGCAATATTGCACTCAGCTCCACATCCACAGTCAGAGAGAATATCGAAAAGCTTCTTGAGTCAATGGACATGGCTGAGTTGGTGTGGTCGGAAGGAAAGTACAAGCTACGTCTGGCGTATCCTACTGTGTACACCGCCGGAACATACGCACTTAATTCAACTGTGCAATACTTCGACGGCGACTCGCTTGATTTGTACCGCTCGACGACTGATAACAATACTGAGCTTCCCACAGGCCTCGGATGGGCGCGTGATGTTGTCAAGGGTTATATAGTAGATGATGACATAATTCGTGGAAAAGAAATCGCGATATCATGGCCAAACGCACAATCCAGGTTCAATTTTGTAACCTGCCGCTTTAGAAACGAAGCTAAAGACTTTGTCGAGGACTCCGTAAGTTGGCCTCCAAAAGCAGGAAGTGTGTACGAAACGTATCTCTCACAGGACGGAAATGCACCGCTAGAGACGGAATTGTACGAGGACGCTGTGACGGATTACAATCACGCCATGGCGAAGGCGGAGCAACGCTGCCGCCAGTCGCGGATATCTAATGTATACAAGCTTTCCCTATCTACAAGGCTCATCGGAACGGAGCCTGGAGACATCTTCAGGATAGACAGCGACATTCTCGACGTCAGGGGCGAACTCCTGATGGTGTCCGACGCGATTGTTAACCAAGATGGGACGGTCTCAATAGAAGGCTCCACATTCGACGCAGCGACTCTCGCGTGGAATGCGAACGATGATGAAGTAGTCGTGCCGCACAACGTACATACGGCAGCGATTGGACAAGCAACCGCCTTGACCTTTCATGCTTCGGCGGCTCAATTGGCAGCATCCGTCGGCAAGATAACTTGGTCAGCTGCGGATGATGCCCGAATCTCACGCTATCTTGTCAAGGCTACAGCAACACCATCAGAAATGATTGGGGCCAATACGCTATGGACCGAGCTTGGTTCTACATCAGGCCTTGCTTTCGATCTTCCAAGCATTATTTCAGGGACTTACACAATAGCAGTTGTGGCTGTTACTAACTCAGGAAAACAAGCGACGCAGTACAGCGATGTGTCATCTGACAGGTGGCCTACACTATCAATTGGTGTCAGCTCCACGGTAGATGGAAAGATAATCATATACAGGGTAAGCGCATATATCAGAAGTGCTACGATTCCTGCGAGGCCTCTCAATGGTGCCTTCAACTTCGAAACGTTGACGCTGACAACACCCCCGCAAGGCTGGAGCGTGGCTCCGCCGATAGGTGCGCTGCAGCTGTGGCAGGCAGACGCGATAGTGAGAAACGATGACACAGCGATAGTATGGAGCAGCCCGCGAGCTATCCAGAATGGGGCTACCTATGTGACGCCTTCGAGTACATTGCTGGGTGTACTTCAGGATGCCGACGGCACGAACTTTGACTATACAAATGCGAGTACGAAGTTGCATGCGATCCTCAATAACGTCGATGTTTCCGCGCAGGGCGCTACGTCTTACGCGATTGTATCAACAGAGAATTGTACGGCAACAATAAACAACATAGACGGCGCTCTGAAGGGGACAATAACGGTCACCGAGCTTATGGGCGATGCCGGCTCTGTTACGGCGAGTGTTACGTACGGTGGCGCTACTTTTGTTAAAAATATAGTCGTGACAGCGTTGAAACAAGGCTATATCAGAGACATTACTCCGCCCCCTACACCGGAGCCTCCGACTTACACAACGGGGATCAGCAATGTCTTCGTAGAGCTAGCGTCGTACCCAACGTATACACAAGGGTACGGCCATGCAATGACAGAAGTTTGGGTTGCTACTTCGCCAGGAGCTACACTCGCAGAAGCTACCAAGGTGCATGAGTTCACAGGGACAGCTACGTCATTCGCATCAGCGCCTGGGACATTGATCTCTGTTTGGCTCAAGTACGTAACAAGGGACGGTATCGTTGGCCCTGCGTATGGCGGTACTCCCGTTCAGCTCGGGTTTGTTGGAACTGATATGATCGCAGAGTTAGCAGTAAGCAGAGCCAAAATCGCCAACGCTGCGATTGATAGCGCTAAAATCGCCGACGCTGCAATAACAAACGCCAAAATCGCCGGGGTTATCCAGAGTGCGGATTTCCAAGAGGGGGCATCAGGATGGAGGATAAATAAAGAGGGAAACTGTGAGTTTAACGACGGAGTCTTCAGAGGCGCTCTTGAGGTAAACAATAAAGCGACAGGTGCCCGATTGGTTATTACCAACACCAGCATCAAGGTGTATGACGGGGTGAGTTCACTCCCACGTGTTGTGATTGGAGATCTGTCATGACCTTTGGGATGGCTGTCCGTGATGCGACAGGAAAGCTTATTTTCGACACGTCTTCAATGACCTTTTCATATATCGACTCGATCCGAGTAGAAGGGGGTGCAGCCGGGAGCAAGGCATATCCTGAACTTGCAGGATGGACGTTGTACCCTTCTCAAACACAAGACTCGACTGTCGAGGACCCCTCGATCGACTTGGTCAAGTTTACCGCCCTAGCGCTCTCCGTAGCATACACCGGAGGCTACCCGACGCTGCACTGGAGTCCTGCTTCGGTTGTTGGAGCGGCGCAGGTGATCGAAATTTTAGTGATTGGAAATTAAATGCTGGGCTTCAAGGCATTAAACAATGATGGAAAGGTACTAATAAGCGCCGAAACAGCGGCGCTGGTGTTTGTGGGAAAGGCGACGTTCATTTCAGCAACGTATTTTAAAGACTCCCCTGCGATTGGGTATATTGTGTACGGGATGACGCTATCAAACGGCACATGCTACACCGCGTCAATGACCTCCTCGCCCTACCAAACAAAAGACTTTGTTCCAAGAACGACGGGATACCTTCAGTTCTATGTCGGAGACGTCGCCGGATACCCGAATGACGTACGATGTGGTTACCGTATGTATGACGTCGAGTATCCTGATAGCTCCGCCATAGCAGAGTACTATATAATGGCTGAGACGAAGCCGAGCATTTTCGTATGTGGAGGCGAAGCATATTCAGGCGCAATCGCATCAATCACCGATAGTGGCATTAGCGTAAATGGGTTAAAACGGTGGAACGTCAGAGTGTATTGTGCATATGCGGAAGGACAACGGCAGTTACTCTCGCAGTTACAGCTCTATTGTTTTGCAAGGTGTCGTAATGTCACCCCTGCAGGACATGGGATGGCGGTATATGACAGTAATGGCGTCTTGAAATATTCCACAGAGTTTAAGCCGTTAGTGCTAAGGGATGTGATGACAATCACCGGCATCAGTGGGGTGGGCAGCGCAATTACGTCGTTGAACGTGCAACGTACGATAGAGACCAATAACGTGTTTACAGACGCCAAGCCCGCGTTTCTGTCAGTAGATTGGCTGAGAATAGACCAAGCCTCCACGGTTGGTGAGTTACAATATCCCGCCGCAAGATGGGGGGCGGGATGCTCGCTCTCGGTCAACGGTCAGGCAGTGGGCTATATGATAGAACACGTCATAGGTCTTGGTTTTTCGACACTACCTAATCACACTATTCTTTTCCAAATATCGGCGTTACGAGTGCCCACTCTCTCGTATACATCCTCTAAGATAGCGCCGTATACCCTTAACGCAGTGACAGCTCAATTTCCTATGAGTGTCCCAATCATAGACGCGTCAATATATGACTAATATCCAACTCGTAATGCCTCGATCGATCGATGATCTTGATACTTGCGTTCGTCTTTATCAAGCGTACAACGAGGAAGCTTTTCTTCCATCGAACTTCGCGCATGCCCTTGCAACACTCCAACAGTACATCGGAGGAGGAGCGTTCTTTCGTATTGTGAAGGAAGATGACGTGATCGTCGGATGGATCCTCGCAAAGACGCTTCTGTCGGATATCGCGGGCGAAAAGATGCTGTATCAAACCTTCTATGCATCTGACCTGAAAGGGATTAAGGCAGTACGTGCCGTGCGTCTCACTCATGATGCGCTTGTAAGGTACGCCTTGAAGAAACGAATTAAGTATGTAGTCTCGCAAGGCAGTCATCTTGACGAGGATAATACATTCTCACGTATCCTTGAGAAGCATGGATGGTTAAGGCGAGGGCATACAGCCGCCTGGAGAGCCGACAGGTGTCCAACGCCGCCAGAAGCCCCGGCAGGGTAGCGCCCTGACGCGCCACGCAATTTTCGGGGCGCGGGGAGGCGGGAGTCTCAGTTTCGCCCCGCGCCGCGCCTGCGCAAAAGCTGCATAGGAGGCACGAAATTGCCCTCACATTAACTCTGAAACAACCAACTGAAAGCGAGTCGTCATGGCACGATCAGATATTAACAAAGTAGTACAGGATTTGAACTCAGATGACGGCTCTGTTCTTTGGTCATTCATCATGGGTGAGCAGCTTGAGTATCCCATTACTTTGAACTTCCTCACGAATGCTTACGGATATACGTATGAGGCAGTGATTGTTGAGGCAGACAATCTCCTTGGGATTGAAGGGATTCCTGAGACGATCAAGGCTGGCGGTGTGATCACGACAGTCACAATTCGAATACCGCCTGAAAGAGGCGACTGGTCTCCTGTGGTTCCTTATAGTCGCGAAGACGTAGTCCTCTACCTCGGCGTTTATTACAAGCTCAAGACAGGGGTTAGCTACCAGTCCGCTACATCGCCAGCCGATGACACAACGATGTGGGAAGTCTATGTTCCCAACAAGATACACATTCAATTTCCTTCGACGCTCGGCAGCACGTGGTCAGTCAAGCCAACGGCAAGCATTCCTGTATACGGTTTCGTTGAAATTCGTGTAACGGAGCCTCCAGGCGGAATCTACCAAAGAACATGGAAACCTATTCGGGGTCTGATTGAGCTGGGATTCAGTCCAACTGAATTGGTGTAATTATGGGATACACACCAGACAAACGGACAGTCACCCTGAACGAGACTGGTGGGGCATTGTCTGTCAACATCACAACACCGACGGTGATCGGCAATGCAAAAACGCCCTCGGTCGTCACGGCGCAGGATTTAGAGCCGACGATCAGCTTTCGTGAAGAGGAAGCGCAGCTTGTTGTTAACTCTTATGATACCAGTTCAAATGCTGAGATTGCAAATCCGACATGGATGCGACCAGTGGATACTGCAGCGGCCTTTGAAATCATAAGCAAGGCGATAGCAGCACCACTTGGGGCTCAACAGTCAACGGTAAGTGACACCCTCATGACTCATCCGGGAAAAGTTTTCTCTGACTTGCCGCTAATCTACGAGGCCGTTCGCTTCTCCGCTTCAGTGGGAAAATTGGAGAGTATTTCCCTCACCGAAACAATCCGGAAGGCGCTGACAGTGTTCTTTCAAGAGATGGTGAGCGTCAGTGAGGGCATGCTAGCTGATAAGACTATGCGATCGAGCGGTAGCGAAACCGCCACGGTCTCTGAGGCAATGCGGCTCACGGTCGTGAAGGCTGTAAACGAACTTACGATTGCAACAGAAAGTATTACGAAAGAGACTTCAAAACTTGTAATAGACACCGCAGCCGCCTCCGAGGTACTCTGCTATCTTCTTGACAAAGGTAATATTGATACTGTCCAAACGTCTCACAGTGTAGTAGCAGCGATGCAAGACTACTTTGCGGACGACTACGTAGAAGCCGGTTACTCCGGAATTCTCCTCACTCTTTAAGGAACTAAAAATGATTTCAACTGTAACCGCAAAAGGTAGTTTGAAGCTCGAACTGAAGAATGCTGAAGGTATTGCTATCCACACGCAGGAGGTGGACAATCTTGTTGTCAACACAGGTCTTGCTTTTATCGCGCAGCGTCTTGCGGGAACCCCAACAGCAATGAGTCACATGGGCGTTGGCATGGGAGGCACTGCTGCTGCTGCAACCCAAACCGACCTTATCCTGACGCCAGTCAGAGTTGCTCTTACAAGCAGCACCAATGTCACCACAACCGTCACGAACGACAGCATGCAATATGTTGCAACATTTCCTGCAGGAACTGCGACAGGTGCGTTGGTTGAGGCAGGCATCTTCAATGCCGCGTCTGCTGGAACAATGCTGTGCCGTACTGTCTTTGCTGCCATCAACAAGGCCGCGTTAGACAGCCTCACTATCACGTGGACTGTCAAGTTCGCATAAGGAGAATTTGAATGGTGACCATCGTTACTCGTGCAGGCAAGGGGTCACCTCTTACCTCTGCAGAGCTTGATGCAAATTTCAACAACTTAAACGCAGGCATCACGGCGAGTGGGCTCCCTGCGATCCGGCCATCACTGCTACTGGATTTTACAAACGGCGAATTGTGCGATAGCAGAGTTACTTTTTCGCGCACGTCTTCCGGCTCGTACTTCGATTCTGACAAAAAGATGAAGTTTGCGTCGGAAAACATCCCCCGCTTTACATGTGATGCCGCCACAGGCGTATGTAATGGATTACTAATAGAAGAGTCGCGGACGAACTCAATCCTTTATTCGGAGGCTTTGGATAACGCCTACTGGTCAAAATCAGGAGCGACCGTGACTGCGAATACTGAGGTTGCACCTGACGGAACACTCACCGCCTGTACTGTCTCTGACACAAGCACTGCCTTATACGGCGTAGTGAGGACAGCGAATGTTGTGGCATCCAGCGGACAACAGGTGGCTGGCCACATCTTTATTAAGAAGGACGCAACGGCAGCACCAACTCGCTACGTCATCGTTCGTCTCACCGCGACAGGCATTACTTCTCACTTCGCGGAAGCGCGGTTAGACACCAGCACAGGAGCCTTCCTGCAAAGAAATGTGGGTGCGGGGGTAAGCGACTATGCCGCAAATGTAGAGGACTACGGCGGCTTTTGGCGCGTGTGGGTGTCGCTGAAAATTACAGACGCTAGTTTGACAGGCTACTTCTTTGAGATTTACCCGGCGGCGGGTGCAGATGCGGCAATCACGACACTAGATTTCACTGTTACGGGTTCCTGTGTGGTGTGGGGGGCGCAGTTTGAAGTCAACGCAGGGTTCCCAAGCAGTTATATCAAAACAGCAGGCGCTCAGGTGACACGTGCTGCCGACATGGCGAGCATTCAGGACGCCGATTTTTCAAGTTGGTACTCTCAGACAGAAGGAACGTTTGTCGCAGTTGCAAAAACCCATTGCCGCGCAGGAACCCAGGATAGCCTTGCAAGAATTCCGTTTGCAGTCTCTGACGGAACCTTCAATGAGAGCGTGTATTTTGCACGTGCAGCCAGCTCCGCAGAGTTGACCATCGGCGTTATAGACGGAGGCGTTTCGCGGGTAACTGGAATGACGCTCGCCACATCGGAGAGCACACAGTTTTCCTTAGCATGCGCCTATAAGAAAGACGACGTGGCTAACTCCTACAACGGCTTGACGCCTGTAGTTGACAACATAGCAACACTTCCAACGGTGGATCGTTTGTTCATAGGTGCTAATTGGGTGGGAAACTCGATGTTCTGGTGCGGCTCCCTTTTGTCATTAACCTATTACCCGCGTCGAAGCTCTGACGCGGAACTTCAGGCTCTCTCTTCAATATGAAAACCTACTTTTTAAAATTCGCAAACGAAACTGAAGCGCGACGCTATTTGTCGTCCTTTTTTGACGGCACGGACTGGTTGGTAAGCGGAGGCAATTACGCCCTTGATATTGTCGGAACGATCAAGACGGGCGGGAAGTGGGCTGACGACGGCGCTCAAATCGAACAGCAAATTACTCTCGATGGCTTTCATGTAAACGTGGCCATCGAGACACTGCCGGACGCATTGGTGCGCTTTTTAGTAACGCCTGACTGCCCAACGAGGAGGTTTGCATGAGCAGCTTAATTGGCAAAAAACCAAACCAAGTGCCGGTCAACGGATACCTTGGCAGGATGGCTTATCAAGACGCAAGCTACGTTTATATCACAGGCGGAAAGATTCTCGGCCTTAGCGCCTTGGAAGTGGGCACGCAGATTGCGGCGACTGCCGGTGTAACAACGCAGGCTTCGTCAAGCATGCGGTGGACGGGGACTGCGTGGAATACAACAACTACTGTCTCGAAGACTAATTCGATTGTCTCTTATCTTCAACCTTACTCTGGCACAACTACATACGCCAAGGTTATCTTCGCGTATAAAACCAAGGATGGAGCGGCAAACGCAACTCCACTGATGAGCGTAGGGGAGGATGGCATAACCGCCTTATCGGGTACATTGAACGCTACGGAAACGACGACTCCGGTAGCTGCCGCTGGTGTAGTAAAAGTTTACGGCAAGACAAACAACAACCTGTTCTTCCAGGACGGAGACGGCGTTGAACACATGCTTGCAAGCGTTGATCAGATCGGGGGCTTTAAGAACAAGATCATCACTGGTGACATGTGCATCGCGCAGAGGGCAACTGAGGTAGCCGCTTTCAACTCCATGAATGGATACACCTGTCTTGATCGATATTACATTTACTCGGGGAATACCTCAGGCTATATAGCGCGTGTGGCTGGCGAGGGCGAGTTTCCGCACATGATGAAGATTGGGCGAACTGCTGGAACGTCAAGCACAGGCGTCTTACAGCCGATGTACGCGCTTGAGTCGGTCGATTGCATTCCGTTACGCGGCAAGACCGTTACAGTTAGTTGGTATGCCAAAGCAGGGGCTAATTTCAGCTCAAGCAGCGACTACATGA